GAGAACTCAGAGGGCATTATCGCGGCTTCTGCTTGTTTGGGCGGTGTGTATGCCGGATGTTTTTGGGAGAACCGCGAGGAGGGCGATGAGGCTGTTCTGACGGCTATGCGAGAGGTGACCGAACGAATGATGGACATCTTTGGTGACCGCTGGTATGGTGAGTTGCAATGGAACAACATTCCAGAGCAGCACAAGTTGAATCAGTTTATTATTCAAATGCACGAGGAATACGGCATTCGTTTGATTTCAACCGCTGACTCACATTATCCCAACAAGGATGCTTGGAAGGACCGCGAACTTTACAAGCGACTGGGTTGGCTTGGTAAGGGTCGGCCACAATGGGCCGATGAGACCGAACTTCCCGAGAATGTAGATGAGATTGGTTACGAACTTTATCCCAAGAATGGGGATGAGATGTGGGCCGCTTACAAAAAGTATTCGGAAGTTTGCGACGTAGAGTATGATGATGAACTGGTATTGGCCTCCATCAAGGAGACCTACCACATTGCTCACGACCGTATTGAAACCTTTACTCCCGACAATACAGTCAAGTTGCCGTCGTTTGTTGTGCCTGCTGGCGAGACAGAAGACTCTGCTCTTGAAAAGTTCTGCATGGAAGGGCTACGAGAAAAGAACCTTCACACGAACAAGGAATACACAGAGCGACTTCGTTACGAGTTGGAAGTTATTTCAAACCGTGGTTTCTCCAAGTATTTCTTGACGATGAACGAGATTGTAAAGATTGCGAATGAGAATATGATTACAGGCCCCGGTCGTGGTTCGGCTGCCGGCTCTCTTGTGGCCTACTCTCTGGACATTACACAGATTGACCCAATCAAGTATGGCCTGCTGTTCTCTCGCTTCTTGCGGACAGATGCTAAGGACTATCCAGACATTGACTTTGATGTTTCGGATGCGATGGGTATCAAGGACATTCTTATTGAGCGTTGGGGCGATAATGTTGTTGCTCCGATTTCAAACTGGAACACACTACAGTTGAAGTCTCTTATCAAGGACATTTCAAAGTTGTATGGTATTCCTTTCACCGAGGTCAATAAGGTTACAGGCAAGATGATGCAGGAAGCCACGCCTCTCGCCAAGAAGAAGCACGGCATCAAGGCAGGCATTTATGCTCCGACCTTCGAGGAAGTAAAGGAGTTCTCTACTTCACTTCAAGGCTTCTTGCGAAAGTATCCTGATGTAGCCGATCACATTGATGCTCTCTATGGTCAGGTTCGTTCTTGCTCTCGCCACGCTGGTGGTGTTGTTATTGGCGAGGACCTTGACCGTCGTATGCCTCTTATCTCGTCTAAGTCTGTTCGTCAGACGCCTTGGTCGGAGGGACAGAACGTCCGCCACTTGGAGCCAATGGGTCACATCAAGTATGACCTTTTGGGCCTCGCAACCCTGCGAATGTTTGAGGGTGCTATTCAAAACATCTTGAAGCGTCATCACGGTATTCAGAACCCAACCTTCCAAGACATTCGTAAGTTCTATGACGAGAACCTTCATCCTGATGTTCTTGACCTTAACGACAAGAGAGTTTACAAGAAGGTGTTCCACAAGGGCAACTGGGCAGGAACATTCCAGTTTACAGAGCGCGGAGCACAGGCTCTTTGCGAGAGTGTAAAGCCAAACAACATTATTGATATTGCGGCTATTACATCTATCTATCGTCCGGGTCCTCTGTCCGCGAATGTTGATAAGGACTTTATCAACGCTCGTAGAGCACCGGGAATGGTTAGTTACTTCAACGACCTTCATCGCGAGGCAACAGAAGAAACTTATGGCTTCCTTATCTTTCAGGAGCAGATTGCTCTTCTTGCTCACCAGTTGGGTAAGAACATCTCTCTTGACGAGGGCAACTCACTTCGTAAGGTTCTAACCAAGAAGGGAACAGGCAAGACCAAGAAGGTTCTTGCTTCGCTCTATGGCCGCTTTGTTGATGGTTGTGTTGAGAAGGGAATGAAGGCTTCCGATGCCGAAGACCTCTGGCGTAAGTTTGAGTTCTTCTCTGGTTACGGTTTCAACAAGTCTCACGCTGTTTCATACTCAATCATCTCTTACCAGTGTGCTTGGCTCTTTACTCATTACGAGCAAGAATGGATTTGTGCCTTCTTGGATAAGGAGCCGGAGACCCGAAAGGAAAAGGCTATCAACATCGCAAAGTCTTATGGCTACGGTATTGAGCCACTAAACATCAATACATCAGGTGTTTCGTGGGAAGTCAGTGAGGACGGAACAACTTTCATCCAGCCGCTTACAAGCGTCAAGGGTCTCGGAGATTCTGCGATTGAGCAGATTTTCAAGGGGCGTCCTTTCCAAAAGGTTGAGGACTTCCTGTTCAATGAGGACATGCGTTACTCCAAGTTAAACAAGAAGGCCCTTGATGTCTTGGCCCGCTCTGGTGCTCTCAACTGTCTTATGGACGATAGGTTCTCAGGCAGAAAGCACTTCTGGTCGGCTATCGCAGTTGATCGGCCTCGTAAGCCAAAGAACTTGGACGAGAACATTACACTCTATGAACCAGAAGGCGACTTCACTAAGGAAGACGAAATCCAGTTCTTGGTCGAGCTTACAGGCCAGTTCCCTATCAGCAAGGTCATTACACAAGAGACCTTGAAGAAGTTGGACGAAATGTATATTGTTCCTATCTCGGAGCATCAAGCAGGTAACGGTTTGGTCTGGTGTATTCCACGAAAGATTATGCTCAGAACAACTTCAACAGGCAAAGAGTATTTCCAAGTTGATGTAACAGATACCAACTCAGCGGACATTAGAATTCGCTGCTGGGGTGTTGATACAGGTATGGGAGATATGCTGGAAGTTAATAAGCCTTACATGCTTAAGCCACAATACAACAGTCAGTGGGGCTTCTCTACACGAGGTCGTATTGGCAAGTTGTGGAAGAAGTTAGTTTAGGCTTGACTTAGACTATAACTTCTGGTATTATAATAATGTCTGCTAAGGAGGAAACTATGTCAGACTTTCTAGATGTTGGCCGGGTTGTTGCCGGTCCCGACGGTTCATCCGTCATTCAGTTGCGCCGTGATTTCTACGACGTTCTTATGGGCGTAATGTCCGGTCAGTTGATCCCTGAGGTACAGGACGGAGGCGATACAGACGACGGTGAGTTTACCGTTGAGATGATCTATCCGTTTATGACTCAGGCTCTGCTTGACGCTGGTTTTGAGCACGATGATGAGTTTGCTGCTCTCTTTGCTGATGTTTGTCTCGGAGACGAGCAACTTCACAGTGAGATGTCGCCTGCTCGTTTTGAAGAGATTGTAACCTACTGTATGCAGCGGGTAAACAAGGATAACACACTTGAGGCCCCAGAGGGTGCTGGTGCTGCTATTCTTGGCTCGCTCGCGGCACAAGGTTTCCTTGACATCATCGCGTGACTTAACCGCCCCGGCTTTTGCCGGGGCTTTCTGGGGACATTATGAACTTTATTACATCAGATGCGGAGGCAGCACTCATTCTTGTCGCACTTGAAATGGCGATTTTCAACTGGAAGAAGTTTGTGAAGAGCGAAGACTATCCGCCCGGTTTTGACGAAAGAACGTCACACGAGACCTTGCGGAGATACAAGGACCTATACGAAAGGTTCAAGTTTGAATACCAATCCCACCTTGTAAAAGAAACTATCAAAGAAGACCTATCAGGTTTGGAAATGGAAGACATCTTTGGACACTTTGGCCCTCAGGGCTCGCAAGGAGAAAGTGATGATGACGGCTGGAACTAACATTTCATTTGATTACGACAACACACTTATTCGTTACAAGTATGTTTATGATGAGGACGGCAACCCTATTGATGCGGTTTACACAGAGCCTCACGAAGAGAACATTGAAACTCTACAACAACTTCACGACGAAGGCAACGACATTTTTATTGTGACCGCAAGGATTGAGGGCTTGAGCCTTCCAGAACACGATAACTCGCCAAAGCCAGAAGAGTTGATTGAAATGCTGGACCTTCCAGTCAGAAAGATTTTCTATACATCCAATAGATGCAAAATGGATGTTCTTCGCGACAATGGCGTCGCAGTTCATTTTGATGACTGCCCAGAACAATGTGACCGCATTATGGATGAGTGGGCACAGAACTGCTCAGGACCTATCTCGGTTTTTGTTGACGCTCCTGACGGCATCAACGACTTCTTGAAAGAGAAGTTTAGTAAAATCATTGGAGACCTTTATGAATGAGAAAGTTGATCACCCAGACCATTATGGCGGTGATAACAACCCTTACGAAGCAATCAAGATCATTGAAGCATTAGGTCTTGACTTTCACTTAGGTAATGTGGTAAAATATATTTCTAGGGCGGGGAAGAAAAGCGAAAACGTCTTAGAAGACATGCGGAAAGCAAAGTGGTATCTTGACCGTTGGCTTGAAATCAGAGGAGGATGAAGTGAAGATTGATCTTCAAAGAAAAGACTGTGTTGAGTTTCTGGAATCACTTGAAGACGAAAGTGTTGATCTTATTATTGTTGATCCACCTTATTTCAAGATTGTAAAAGATGACTGGGACAATCAGTGGAAAACTGAGCAAGAGTATCTTGACTGGTGTAAGGTCTGGACAGAAGAGTGTTTTCGCGTCCTAAAGCCAAAAGGGTGTTTTTATGTCTGGGGCACAACTAAAGCAGACACATTCTTGAGGTATAAGCTAGACATTCTGAATAACATTAAAGGTGCTTACTACCAGAACTGGATTATCTGGCATTATGATTGGGGCGGAAGAACTAAGAAGAATTTTGCTCGTAAGCATGAAGATTTACTTATGTACTCCAAAGGCAAGGAGTTTACTTTCAACGCTGACGACGTAAGAGAAGAGAGGGCTGTGAAAACAAATATGGCTCTTACTAGAAAGATCAAACTTCTTGAGAAGATTATCGCAGATCCAAACACAGAGTTTAATGAAAAAGATAAGAAGTCTTGGAAGACTTATCGTTTTGATAAGCTGGATCCATCGTCATACCAGAGTGAGTTAGACATTCTCA